CTGGACGAGATCGGTCAGGTCTACGGCGTGACCCGGGAGCGGATCCGCCAGATCGAGTCGAAGACGATGTCCAAGCTCCGGCACCCGTCCCGGTCCCAGGTGTTGCGCGACTACCTGGACTGAGCCTTTCGCCGAGTGATGCCGCTGACCTGCGATTTTGCGGGTCAGCGGCATTAATCTAGACAAGCACAACGCTCCCAGTCAAGATATCGGGCATGTCCCCCGATGACCTTCGTGCGCTCCTGGGCTCCTGGACTCTGCACCTGCAGGCCGAGCGCAAGAGCCGCGAAACGCTCAAGACCTACACCGAGGGAGTGCGGCAGTTCCTCGCCTGGTGCGAGGGCAACGGCACTCCCCGCTGCTCGATAAGCCCACGGTGAACGCCTTCATTGCCCACCTGGTCGAGTTGGGTCGCGAGGCGGCCACGGTCCGGTCACGGCAGCTATCGCTGCGTCGCTTCTCAGCGTGGTTGGCCGAAGAGGACGAGATCGATCGGGACGAGCTGCTGGGGTTGAAACCGCCCAAGCTCGATCAGAAGGCGGTCAACCCCCTAACAGACGACCAGCTGCGGGATTTGATCGCGGCGTGCAAGGGCAAGGAGTTCCGCGACCGCCGGGACGAGGCACTGATCCGGTTCATGGCCGAGACCATGACCCGCGCGAGCGAGACGGTCGACATGACCGTCGCCGACACTCACATCGGCCGCGGTGTGGCTTTAATCACACGAGGCAAGGGCGGCAAGGGACGAATGGTGACCTTCGGGCCGCAGACCGGGCGCTGCCTTGATCGTTATCTCCGGGCGCGTCGCACCCATCGGTTGGCCGAGGCGAACCAGTTCTGGCTCGGTGATCGCGGCAAGGCCTTCGGCTATTACGGCCTGTACTCCGCTCTGACCTACCGGGCCGAGCTCGCCGGCATCGCTGACTTCCATCCGCATCGATTGCGTAACACTGGCGCCACGCGGTGGTTGCGCTCTGGCGGCTCCGAGGGGGGCCTGATGGCGGTCGCGGGGTGGTCGCGCCGGGACATGATCGACCGCTACACCCGGGCCACCGCCGCCGAGCGCGCCGCCGAAGAAGCGCGGTCACTCGGCCTTGGTGACCTGTAGGGCGATCACCTGGCCATTTCGCGGACCGGTCCGGGCGGGCAACGCCGAGGCCGCGCCCGCCCGGGCGTCGGTGATCAGCGAGGCACCAGCTCGCTGACAGCGGAGAGGCACGCACTCAGGTCGACGGCGGGATCCGGGCGGACACTGAGACACCGCACCCGCTGGTGGTCCTCGTCCCGCGTTTCGGTCTCCACGGCCGGGCTTTTCTCGCCGACGGGCGCGACTTCGACCCGCGGCGCCTCGGTCGTGGGGACGGCCGCCTTGGACGTCTCGGTGGGCCGGGAATCCTCCACCGGGGAGGTGGCGATTCTGGGATTCGCGTGCCGGGTGGGCGCTGGGCGGTCGGGCTCGTAGCGTGCCGTTGCCGTCGCCGGGGCCACGGCGGGTTGGGGAACCGGCGACGGCGCGGTTACCGGCGGCTTGGGGTCGGCGATCGCCTCGCGCCGCCGTTCGTCGTCGAGGCCGTCGCCACCGAAGAAGGCACCGGCGGCGATCGCGCCGATGACGAAACTGGCCAGCGTGACCGTAGCGTCCCGTCGTGTGCCCAGCGTGGAGGTGGCGGCGGCGATCAGGCCGGCCACGGCTTTCACCGGCTGGAGGTACCACGGCCGCTCTTTGGGCAGCTTGGGCCGAGGAGTGGGGATCACTGTGGTGGCGAGCTCGCCGTGGGCCTGCGCGATGATCGCGGCGGCCGTGGATTGGTGGTGGATGGCGATCGCGAGTTCCTCGTCGCGGGCAGCGAGGTCGCGGCGCAAGCGCCGGACTTGACACCGCGACACGATCAAGCAGATGAGTAACAGCGTGAACGCTGTTACTGCGGTGATTTCCAAGGAAGCCCCTTCGCAAAAGGACAGTTCAGGCTTTTTTGGAATATCACCTGGTCAGAAGTTTACAAAGACCCCGCCACCATGTTACGTAACCGTGATCTTACCCGGTGTGACGGTTCTGGCCTGCGTGCTGCTGGCGCAGGAGTCGCAGGTGCTCGATCAGCTTGCGGCGTTCCTCGGCTGGGATCGAGTGCAGACTCCAGAGCTCGCGTTCCTCGTCGGTGTACAGCACAGGCTCGGGTTCGCCTGATGGCAGCTCGACTGGCTCGCCGCCGCGCAGGATGGCGTCGATGCTGCCCCGTTGCCAGTGCAGAGCCTGCTCCAGTGCGATCCGGGTCGTCGTGCGCATCGCGCCACCCTTGCGGATGTCTCGCAGTGCCTGGGTGGTCACGCCTGCGCGCCGGGCGACATCGGACCACTTCAGACGTAGTTCGCCGCGCCGTTCGTCCATCCACCAGTCGAGGCTTCGCACAGTCTCGTTCGGTGCCATGCCCTCATGATTCTTGGCAAAACTTGGCATGTCTACACCCCACTGGGGAGGACTTGTTATCGATTTTGCCTGCCCGGGTGTTACAAGCAAAATAGAGCAAAGTAACTTTGCTTATCGGGCCAGACACTGTGCTCTACTTTGCGTAACTTGGCTTCCATGAGATCAGCGACAGTGGACGGCAAGCGCTGCCGAGAGCTACGCGAGGCTCGCGGGCTCACACAAGAACAGCTCGCCGCCCAGATCAGCACCATCTACCGGCGCGGCACCCGCCCCTCGACGCTGGCGCACATCGAGCTCGGCACCCGGCAGCCATCGGCAGGACTGTTCGATGCGCTCTGCACCACGCTGGGCGTCGCCCGCGAATCACTGCTCTGCGACCGGCACGAAGACCAGGTCGCGTAATGGCCGCCACCACCAGACCAGGGCCCAAGCGCAAACCACTGGCATGCCGGAACTGCAACGGCACCGGGTCCGTCGTCGCGGGCACCGACGAACGCGGCCGACCCATTACCGAGACCTGCAACCAGTGCCAGGGGGCGGGCGAGCTATGAGCACTCGCCGATCCCTGATCGCCCGCGCCGCAGCTCACGAATCGTGGGCACGCACCAGCGACCGTGGCGCCCGCACCGAGGCAGCACGACAGCGGTTCCTCGACCGCTTCGAACGCGAAGTAGACCCCGACGGGGTGCTCGACCCGCGTGAACGCGCGACCCGTGCCGACCACGCACGCAAGGCCTATTTCACCCGGCTGGCACTGCGCTCCGCAGACGCGCGCCGCAAACGAAACCCCGCCTGACACAACAAAACGCGGGCCGCCGCTCCCCGCCAAGGAACGCGACGACCCGCTGACCACGAGAGGACAGCTCTCAATGGCTGATCAAAAGCCTATCCCGCCTGAAACCGAGGTCGAACGCACTGTGGAGTCGACGACCCTCGCGGCTGCGGTGGCCGAGCTCACGAAAGCCCGCGCCCGCACCGATTTCGACATGGTCGAGCAGGACGCCCGAGCGTGGCTCGCGCTGCCCGGCCGTGACTGCGACGGCGGCGACTGGACCGACTGCACTGAGTCCGGGGTGTGGGAGGTGCGCGGCTACATCGGCCGCAAGTTCTGCACCCGGCACGCCGCCGAACGGTTGCGGATCGCCGACCAGCTCGCGGCGGGGGTGACCCGATGACCGCCGCTGAATCCTCGCCGCTGCTGTACGGCCCGGTGATGCTGGCGTTGCTTGGCGCCCCGTGCGCGGTCTGCGCCCACCATGCGCGCTACGTCGACGGCGACCGTCGCGTGATCCACGTCGACCTGCGGTTGCGTCCCTGCCTGCTGCCCCCGAATTCCACCACCGCCGCTGTGTCCACCGACGCCCGCGAGGTCGACGCCGACGTCCGCTGTGAGCGCCACATCGACGCCATGACCTTGGGGCACGAGGAATGACCCGGTTCCGCACCGCCGACTACCTCGGCACCTTCCCGTCGGGCTCGCCGGAATGGCTCGCGTTGCGCGCCGACGGTCTCGGTGGCTCGGAGATTGCTGCCGTTCTTGGTCTCTCGCCGTGGGAGTCGCGTTTCTCGTTGTGGCACCGCAAGCGCGGCGAGGCCGCGCCGCAGGCTGACAACGATGAGATGCGCGCCGGACGCTATCTCGAACCTGCCGTGGCCGCGATGTTCATTGACGCGCACCCGGAAATGCGTGTTCGCCGCGCCGGTACCTACCGCAGTAAGGCGCGCCGGTGGCAGATCGCGAACCCCGACCGGATCATCACCGGCTCGTCGGGGCAGCGCGGGGTGCTGGAGATCAAGACCGCCCGGAATGCGGACGGCTGGGGAGAGCCCGGAACCGACGAGGTGCCGGTTTACTACCGCGCTCAGGTGCTTTGGTACCTCGACGTCCTCGGCCTGTCCCGCGCCCACATCGCCGTGCTGATCGGCGGTGTCGACTTCCGCGAGTACGCAGTCGAGTGGAACGCCGACGAGGTCGACATTTTGCGCCAGGCAGGCGCCGAGTTCATGCGCACTGTTCGCGAGGGCGAACGCCCGAACATCGACGAGCACGGCGAGACATACCAGGTGATCCGCGAGCGTCACCCGGACATCGACGACCGCGACGTCGAGATCACCGCCGAGCAGCGCGACGCCTACCGGGCCGCCGTCGCCGCCCACAAGACCGCGGAGGCCATCAAGCGGCAGGCCGCCGCCGTCCTCGCCGACCTGATGGGCGACGCCCGTCGGGCGGTGTGCGGCGGCGAGCCGATCGCCATCCGCAAGGCGCAGCGCAAGGGCGCCTTGCCCAGTGTCACCGCTTCCCCCATTAAGACCCCGAGCCGAATCGAGGCCGCAGCATGACCGCCCAGACCATCGGATCCGCTGTCGCGAAGCGCGACGAGATGCCGAGCCCGTCAAAGCTCATCGGCAACAACAAAGGCAGCCTCGCCCAGGTCATGCCGTCCCACCTGCGTGCCGACACGTGGGTGCGCATCGCGCAGGGCACGGTCCGCCGCGACCCGAAGTTGGCCGACGCCGCGAACAGCTCGCCCAACTCGTTGATGGTCGCGCTGATGGAGGCCGCGCGACTCGGCCTGGAACCGGGCACCGAGCAGTTCTATCTGACACCGCGCAAGGTCAAGGGCCGACCTGAAGTCCTCGGCATTGTCGGCTACCAAGGCTTGATCGAGCTCATGTACCGCTCGGGCGCGGTCGCGTCGGTCGTCGTTGAGGTGGTACGGGAACACGACGAGTTCGTGTGGAAGCCGGGCGCGCTCGACGACCGGGTGCCGCCTCGCTGGGAGGGGCCGCAGCAGCGTCCGTTCCACGACGCCGATTGGTTTGCTACCGAGGAACACCGCGGCGCCCTGCGCGGTGTCTACGCGTACGCCGAAATGAACAACGGCGCGACGTCCAAGGTTGTTGTGCTCGGCCGCGACCACATCGCCCGTGCAAAGGCTTCCGCGCAGGGCGCCGACTCGACCTACTCGCCGTGGAAGACCAACGAAGAGGCGATGTGGCTCAAGACCGCCGCGCGCCGACTTTCCAAGTGGGTGCCCACCAGCACCGAAGACCGGCGGATCGTGCAGGGGATCGCCGAGCGCGCCGACCGGCCGAGCCTCACCGCCGCCGACATCGAGCCCGATCCACTGGACATCACCGACCACGCTGTCGACGCCGACCAGCCGATCGACGCCGAGCTCGTCGACGACGGGGTGCAGGCATGAGCGCCGCACAACTCGCGCTCGGCCTGGCTGACCGGCACGAAGGGCAGGCCGCCGCACTGGCGGCAGCCACCGCCGGCCACCGCGACCACCGCGACCGCGCCGAAAGCGCGCTCGACGAGCTCATCGCGGCTGGCCGCCCGTTCACCGCCGACGACGTGCGCCGCCTGGCGGGCCCGCTCGACGACGCCGGACCGAACCTCCTGCCGTCGGTGATCGGCACCGCCGCATCGCGCCGGCTGATCGTGCCCGCGGGCGAGTACCGATCCACCCGCCGAAGCCGTCGAGCGTCCCGTAACCGCGTGTGGATCGCCCGGCCCGACAAGGACCACACATGACGGCACCACGCACAAGGCCGATCGCCGACCGGGCCGCTTACCGGGCGTGCCTGGCCGGTGATCAGCCCGCCGAAACCCTCCAGCAGCGCCAGCGCGAACAGCTGATCGTGCAGCTACACGCCCGCGGCTGGACCGACATCGAGATCGCCGCCCACACCCGCATGTCGACCTACACCGTCGGCCGCATCTGCGACCGGCTGCACCTCACACCACAACCGCGCAAGGACATCGCATGACCTGGTTCAAAGTCGACGACACGCTCGCGTTCCATCGCAAAGTCGTGCGTGCCGGTAACGCCGCGATGGGGCTGTGGGTGCGTGCCGGGGCGCACTGCTCGCAGCAGCTCACCGACGGATACGTGCCGACCGAAATCGTCGCGGTTCTCGGCACTCCCGCGCAGGCCGCCCGGCTCGTCAAAGCCGGGCTGTGGACCGAAGTCGACGGCGGGTACCAGTTCCACGATTGGGAGGCCATCAACCCGACAAGGTCCGATGTGGAGGACCGCCGCCGGGCCGACGCGGAGCGGAAAGCAACGGCGCGCGCGGCAAAAAACCCGGAAAAAATCCAGCAGGACAACCGTACTATTTCCCCGGAAAAGTCCGCGAAAAACCAAAAAACGACCAAAAAACACCCCCTGATTTCGACAACGACGCAGGTCACGAGGGATGGTCACAGCGGACAGAGTCGGATGTGTCCGCTCTACCCGACCCGGCCCGACCCGACCCGGTATCTACTTACGTAGATACCGCTAGCAGCAGCGCGCGTGCGCGCGCGAGCAAGCGCCGCGGCATCACCACACACGCCGAGCTCGCCGCCACTGCGGTGCAGCCAACCGCCCGGCGACTTGTGGACGCCTGGCGCAACTCCCAGCCCGAGCAGACCCGGCATCGCCCGCAGGTGATCCACCAGCTGTCCAAAGTGGCCGACGGTCTACTGCGCGACGGCGCCGACCCTGAACTGATCCGGGCCGCGCTCGACGAGTGGGACGCCCGCGCCGATGTCCACTCCCCGAACGCGCTGCGCTGGCTCTACGACGACGCGGTGAAGACCGCCCGCGCCACCCGCACCGGCCCCGCACCCGCCACCACGCCCGCGATCCTCGGCGACTCCCCACGCGATCAGCGCGTCGCCGAATGGCGCCAAGCCCGCGAGCTCTACAGGGCCGCCCAAGCCGCCGCCCAATCCGCAGGCGCCGAGCCCCCCACCCTCCACGCCATCGCCGGAGGCATGACCGCATGACCCGCCAGCCCACCATCACCGACGACGACATCTTCGCCCTGCTCGGTGCCGCCGCCGAATACGACGGCCGCCGGGTCGCTACCGCAGACCTCAACACGTGGCAGCAGGCCGCGAACCGCGCCCACTGGACCTACGACGATGCGCTCGACGCGATCCACGAGCACTACACCCACCACACGGAGTGGATTAGGCCCGCGCACATCACCCAACAAATCCGCCGTCACCGCGCCCAGCCGCCCAAAGCCGAACTGCCCGCGCTCCCTGGTGCCCACGCGCACCCCGACCACCGCGACCGCATCGCAACCTGGGCCCGTCAACAACTTCAACTCGACCGCGAAACCCGCGGCGACCGGGCCCAGCAGGCACTCACCATCACCTGCCCCACCTGTAGCGCCCCACCCGGTGACCAGTGCTGGCGAGTCCTGCCCAACGGCCAACCCTGCCGAAACGACCTCTACGGCAAACCCGTGCCGCCCGGCACCCGGCAGCAGATCACCGACCCGCACCACCGACGCGTCCAGCTCGCCAACAACTAGCCGCCCACCGCCAGGAGGCCACCGCATGACCACCACCGACCGACTCGACGAAATCAAGGCCCGAGCAAACGCGGCCACTCCCGGCCCATGGGGATGGTTCGGCAACACCGACGTGAAAGACCTCTACCTGGCCACGAAGCAGTGGGGACGCCACTATGTGATGGGGTTCCGCCGCTGGGGAATGCAGAGCGCTCAACCGGAGTTCGCGCACAACCGGCACGAAGTCACCGGCGCTGACGGGCTCAGACGTCTGTCCTGTGACCGCATTCTCCCCGCCGCGGAAATGGTGCGCTACGAAGTCGCCCCCAACGCGACCCGCCGCGCCGACCAGCGGGTGTACCGGGCCGACATCAACGGCATCCGCAACCCCGACGCCACGTTCATCGAGCACAGCCGCGCCGACATCGACTGGCTCATCGCCGAAGTCGAGCGGCTGAAGGTCGATCGGGACTGCTGGCAGGGCATCGCCAACCAGGCCGAGCGGGAGCGGAACGAAGCCAACACCGAGGCCAAGAAGCTGCGCGCCGCGGTCGCCGCAGTGCGCGAGCTCGCAGAGGACGTGTGCGGCGACGACGACCGAAACGACACCAGCGCCCACGCCTGCGAGGGACGCGGAGAGCCGGACTGCGCGCTGTGTTGCGCCCAAGCGATCGAGCACGTCATCACCAATGCCCTGGCGGTGAAGCCGTGAGCGCCGAAACCTGCGACGCCTGCCGCGCACCCGTCCTGTTCGCGATCGTCGCCGGGCAGCCCGTCGCGTTCCACCCGACGAGCGAGCACACCGGCGACCACACCATGCACGTCGACCCGCGCACCAATCGCCGCATCGCCGTCAAGCTGCGCCCCAACCAAGTCCCCGGCGCCCGCCGAGCTGGGCAACGGCTCTACCAACTCCACCGCCGCAGCTGCATCAAAGCACTCAGCAGCCGGCGCTAACCGACAGGAGACCAACCGATGGCACTGCCCACCCTGCACGGCGTCGGCCGACTCACCGCCGACCCCGAAATGCGATTCAGCCCGTCCGGCACCGCGGTCTGCTCGCTGAACCTGGCGTTCAACAGCAAGCGCAAGGACGAATCCGGCCAGTGGGTCGACGACAAGGTGTTCTTTGTCCGCGGCACCCTGTTCCGGCAGGAGGCCGAGAACGCCGCCGAGACCTACTCGCGCGGCATGGAAGTCGTGGTGTCAGGCCGCTTGCAGACGGACCAGTGGGAGGACAAAGAAACCGGGCAGAAGCGCTCGGCGACGTCCATGCTGATCGACTCGATCGGCCCGTCCACCAAATTCGCGACCGCCGCGGTGCGCAAGGTCGACTGGCAGGGTGTCTCAGAGCAGCCCGCCAGTGGTGACCCATGGGGCAGCAAGCCCGCCGGCAACTTCAGCGACGAACCGCCTTTCTGACAGGCCACGTCATGAACGACGCCCCCGAACCGCACTGCGGCTACTGCCTCGACACCGGCTGTCGACGCTGCGAGCCCGGCCCGCTACAGCGCGCCGCAGACCACCTGCGGTGGAGGCTGCGCCGACTGTTCCGCCGCGACACGTTCACCGAGGAACCACCGTTCTGATGCCCGGACAATGCCCCGCCGTGTCGGCGACCGGCCGGCCATGCCACCTGATCGAGCACCCCGGAAACGGACACGTCGACCTGACATCCGGGTGGCCGCACCCGTGGCTCGCGCCCGCCGAGTTCCGAAACGTCGACCTCGCCACTGCCCTTGACCCGCTGCGCGACGCCCCCGACGCGCTCAAACCCATGGAGTAGCCGGAATGACGGACCCTCGCGAACTGCTCGACGAGCTCGAACGCGAACTGGCCAGCAACGATGACCGCACGGTCGACGAGTTCCGCGACCGCCACCCCAAGCGCGTCGCCGCGATTGACGCACTCCGCGACGTGCTCAAGCTCCACCAGGCCGAAACCGTCCTCGTGTCGGGCCGTCAGCTCTGCTCGTGCTGCCTCGACGTCTACGGCGACCAGCAGCACTACCCGTGCGACACCGTGGAGACCATCACCCGCGCGCTCGGCGGTGCTGAACCGGCGCCGCACCCCGATTGGCGGCAGTACATCGCCGGCGGCGAGATCTACGCGGGAGACGAAGGATGACCGCCGCACGCAAGCGCAACCGGTCGTCAGCCAAGGCCGCAGGCGCCCGCTTCGAGCGGAAGGTGGCCGACTACCTCGCCGCCCACATCGACGACCGAATCGACCGCCGACCGAAGAACGGCGCGCGCGACCGCGGCGACATTGGCGGTGTTCGCCTGTCTCCCGCCCTGCAAGGCGGCCGGATCGTCGTCGAGTGCAAGGACAGCGCCCGCGTGGAGCTCGCCGGATGGGCCGCCGAAGCAGAGACCGAGCGCGGCAACGACGACGCTGTGGCTGCCGTCATCGTCCACAAGCGACACGGCGTCGCCGACCCCGGACGGCAGTGGGTCACCTGCACTGTCGATGACCTGATCGCCCTACTCACCGGCCAGCGCCCGCAAGACGCCGAAGCCGAAGCGTGGGTACGGCACATGGCCAACCTGCCCGAAACCGAAGTGCGCGCGCTGCTGGCCAACGCCGGATGGCTGCCAACAGACAAGCCGATCGACACCCCGGAGGTGACCGCATGAGCAACGCTAACAAACGCGTGGCCATCGTCGTGTTCCTGACGGTCGAGGACAGCGACGACCTCGGCACAAGCCAATGGATCGCTGAGGACGCCGTTCGGCAAGCCCTCGCCGCCGCAGGCACCCGCAACGGCCGAAGCCTCACCCTCCGCGCCCGGCACACCGACGGCAGCGAATCAACGACCACCGTGAACGGACACATGGAGCTCGGCCGAGCCATGCGCGGCGGCTACGTGTGGGCCCACCCCACCGCCGACGCGTACCCGCGGGAGACGCCGTGACCATCCCGCCGCAGCTCGACAAACGCCGACTCGCCGCCAGTGTCAGCCGCCACAACACCCCGGCCGAGCGCCACCGCGCCGTGCGCCACGTCGCCAGCAACGCACACGACACCAACGACTGCGCCCAACTGCTCGCCATGCTCGGACTGTCCGCGACCGATGTCCGCTGTCCGGCAAACGTGTCCGCCCGTCCGGACACCGCGGACAGTTCCCCGGACATGTCCGCCCCACTGTCCGCAATGTCCGGACCGGAGGTGACCGCGTGAACCGCGACAACTACGCCGCGCCCTGCACCGTCGGCCGCTGCACCCGCCCCGCCGACTTCGCGCAATACTGCTGCTCGCAATGCGTCAACACCATGCTGCGGCACCTCCGCGAAATCGAGGACTACGCCACCACGCTTGACGTCACACCCGGCCGCGGTGGCAACACCGGCCGCCGCTCGCCCGGCTACGGCTCCCGGCCACCCGCCCGGCTCGACGTCATCGCCGCACTCGACCCGCGGACCGTGCCCCACGCCATCGGCCCCGACGACACCGACGGCGACGTACGATCCATCCTCGGAACCCTCACCGCACTCGCCCAATGGGTCGCCGAAGAATGCGACGACCCCCGACCACTCGCCGCACCCACCATCGCCACCGAAACCCGCTACCTGCGCAACCGCATCCTGTGGGCCACCGGGCAGCAGTGGGTCGACGAGCTCGCGGAAGACCTGCGCCAGCTTCACCGCCAAGTCGTCACGCTCGCCGGCGACTCTGCCCGGCCGCTGGCACCCTGCCCGAGCTGTGCTGGACCGTTATGGCCAGCCGGTAACGGTCAAGTGCTCGGCGTGCGATGTGGTCAATGCGGGACCGAATTCACCAGTCTCGATCTGCTGCGCATCGGCGCAGCCATGACACAAGGGGTGGCATGAGCACTTCGATGGTTGGGACCTGTCGTGTCGGGAATGACCCCGCGGACCGGCCGTGCGAGCTCGTCGTCGTCGACGAGGCTCCGCTGAAGTCGTGGTACGTGTACACGTGCGCAACCTCGGAGGAAGCTTTCGAGCAGCTGGGCGAACAAGTGGCCCTTGAAGTGCACGCCGAGGGCAAGGAATTCGTGGGCAGCGCGATGTTCAAGCGTACGCACAACATCGCGGTCGAAGAGCGATCCAAGTACTACCCGGTCGGTGTGGAGCTGCGCGGCACCGGACCTCTGAAGGAGGCCGAGTGACGACCAGCTGCGTGCACTGCAACGGCACCTTCGAGCCCTCGGACCCGGACCAGGCCGCGCGTCACACGGAACCGTCGACCGACCGAAACTGCTGCAAGAAGTGCTGGAGAAAGCCCAAGTGCGCGTGGTGCGACTATCAGTACTGCACGTGTCGGACTCACTGAGCGCTGGCCGCCACGGAATCTAACCCCATCCGTAAACACACGGAACCGCCGTATCGCGCTTGGGGTTCCCGGCGGCCGTGCTCAACGATTCGAAGCATGAACAGGCCGAATCTCGAACACATCCAGCAGGCCACGCACGACGCCCAGGACCACGAATCGTGGTTCTGGGCGCGCATGGCCGAGCTCGGCGTCGCCGAAGGCACCGCGTGGGAGACACTTCGCGAAGTCCTCGCCGAGATCCAGTCAGGTTCCGACCACCTCGCCCCATGGAAGGTCACAGCGGACCGCCTGGCCAACGGCGCCGAGGCGGGCCCGTAACGGCTACCATCAGGAGACCCACCTCCCGAGAGGAAGTGCCGTGCCGCGAACGCCGATCGTCCGCTACACCGACACCGGCGCACTGGTCGACCGCGCGACCCTGGCGCGACTGCTTGGCCGCAGCGTGCGAACGATCCGCGAACACTGTCGCCCGGCAGAGCACAAGGGCATACGCCCGCTGTACGACGCCCGCGAATGCGCCGTGATCCTGGCCGCAGTGCCACAGCGTCGGCGGGGTGTACGCCCGACACCGGTCGGCCGATCATGCTAATGTCACGTTTGTGCGGGTAAAAGTGTGCCCGCAGTCGGCTAGGTCGTGACACGGACAACCCCCGGTTTCCCAAAGATCCGGGGGTTGTCTGCTATTCGCAGGGCACACCGGAACACCAAGACACCAAACAACAACCGGCAGTACTGCCCTCGACGAATCGGCAGTCGACCACGAAAGCGAGGGTCGACGTGGCCAAGTGGCAAGGGCGCAAAGGTCGGCCCTGGCGTCGCATCGTCGCCCAGCTCAAGGCCACCGACCGCACCTGTTGGCTATGCCATCACCCCATCGACATCGATCTACCAGTCACACACCCACTGTCGTACACAGTCGACCACGTGGTGCCACGGTCCAGAGGTGGAGCACCAACCCTCGACAACGCCAGGCCAGCGCACCGCAGGTGCAACAGTCGCCGCGGCAACCGTGCACCACGCGCCGAGCCAATGCGCACATCGCGTGCGTGGTGACGACACGTCGCAACTCTGACGCTGAGCGACGATGCGTGTGGCCCCGGTGGGTGGCGGGCGGTGGGGGTGGCCCCAGCACGGATGACCAGGGGTTGGGTTGACCCCTCAGCCCCCATCTCCCATTTCTCCCCCCGACGGATATCCGCAGGTGATCAAGGTGGTGGGTGATGGCGGGCGAGCTGGTCGAAATCGTGCAGGAAGGCGACCGCAGAAAGTCACTGGAAGCGATCCGCGACCACGTGGCGCGCGAGCTCGGGTATGCGGAGGGCCGCGATGTGGCCGCACTCGCAAAGCAGCTGGCTGACGTGATCCGCGAGCTGGATGGGCTGCCGGATGCGAACAGGGGGTCGGCTGTCGATGACCTCGCCAACAAGCGTGCTGCACGGCGCGCGAAGGCCGCGGGTAGCTAGCCACCCGCTGTACGCGTCGTCGGCAGGGCAGGAAGCGGTAGAGCTCGCGGCATCGGCCGGGCTGATGTTGGACCCGTGGCAGCAGGACATCCTGATCGCTTCGCTGGGCGAACGTGCCGACGGGCAATGGTCGGCGTTCGAAGTCGCAGTGATCGTCAGCCGCCAGAACGGCAAAGGCGCGCTGCTGGAAGCGCGCGAGCTGGCCGGGTTGTTGCTGTTCGGCGAACGGCTGATCATGCACACCGCGCACGAGCTCAAGACGAGCATGGAAGCGTTCCGGCGCGTCGAAGCGCTGTTCTTGAATAGCGATGACCTGCGACGGCGCGTGAAAAAGGTGTCACACGCCAACGGCGACGAGGGCATCGAGCTGCTGAACGGGGCGCGGCTGCGGTTCGTGGCGCGTTCGAAAGGGTCTGGCCGGGGGTTCAGCGGGGACCTGGTGGTGCTCGATGAGGCGTACGCGCTGACCGACGAGCAAATCGAAGCGCTCATGCCCACCATGTCGGCCCGGCCGAACCCTCAGATTTGGTACACGAGCTCGCCGCCGCTGGATGCGATCAGCTGCCCGCACCTGTTCCGGGTGCGCAAACGCGGTTTGGCCGGCGGTGACGGGCTGGCCTATTTCGACTTCGGGTGTCCGCCTGACGTGGACCTCGACGACCGGCAGGAGTGGGCCGCGGCCAACCCCGCGTTGGGCATCCGTATCACCGAAGAGTTCATCGCGCGCGAGCGCGAATCGATGTCCGACGCCGGGTTCGCCCGCGAACGGCTCGGCGTGTGGCCGAGCGAGGACGCCGAATCGGGGCCGCTGAACGTGCGGCGGTGGCGCGAGCTCGCCGACGCACAGTCGGCAGCTGGTGATGATGTGGCGTTCGCGCTCGACATCTCGCCCGCGCGCGATGTCGCCTCGATCGCGGTCTACGGCGTCCGCCCCGACGGGCTCGGGCACGTCGAAGTCGTCGACCGCCGATCAGGCACCGAATGGGTAGTGCGCCGGCTCGCCGAGCTCGCCGAGCGGTACGACCCGGTAGCGGTCGGGCTCGACGTGAAGGGGCCGGCCGGTTCGCTACTGGTCGATCTGGAGAAAGCGGGATTCACGCGGCCGGACAACGCCGACGCCCCGAAGCGGGGACAGCTGGCGATCCCGACGGCAAGCGAGGTAGCCGCGGCGTGCGGGCAGTTCGCCGACGCCGTGACGCAAGGAACCATGCGGCATCTCGGCGACGCACAGCCGCCGCTGATGGCCGCTGTCGCTGGCGTGAAACCGCGCCCGCTGGGCGATGCGTGGGCGTGGGGCCGCAAGCACTCAGACGTCGATATCAGCCCGCTGGTTGCCGTGACCCTGGCGCGGTGGGCATACATCGCCCGCGTTGACGCGATCGTCCAACCGCCACCGCCGGAACCGTTTGCGATGTGGGGGTGAGCCCGTGACCAAATCGGCTGCGGTGTTGCTGTCGCTGTCGGGCACCTGCCTAGTCGCGGGCGCGTGGATGCTGCTGCCCGCGGTGGGCGTGCTGGTACTGGGCGTGCTGCTGGGCGTGGCTGGCGTGCTGTCGCTCGATCTTGGGGGTGCACGGTGAAGCTGTGGCAACGGCTGCTGGCCCCCCAGGAACCGACCCGTTCCCTGTCGCTGTCGGATTGGGCCGACTATTTCTCGTTCGGCGGAAACACCTACCCGTTGTTGCAGACCACGATGGGCACGGTCGACGAAGAAAAGATCGCCGCGACCGCCAACGCCGCATACCGGTCCAACGGCATCGTGTTCGCGCTGGTCATGGCGCGTTTGCAGGTGTTCTCGCAGGCACGGTTTCAGTGGACCCGGTTTGTTGGCGGTAGCCCGAGTGACCTGTTCGGCTCGGCCGAGCTGGACGTGCTAGAGCGCCCGTGGCCTGGTGGCACGACGGGTGACCTGCTGGCGCGGATGGAAGTGGACGCCAGCTTGGCAGGGAATGCGTTCATTCGCCGTACCCGCCGTGATCGGCTCAATCGGTTGCGGCCGGATTGGGTGACGATCGTGCTCGGCTCGAATGAGGACGCCGACCACCCGAGCGAGGCCGGCGACGTCGAAGTCGTCGGCTACATCTACCAGCCGCCGAGTGGCCGCATGGTGGTGTTGGAGCGGCACGAAGTCGCCCACTACGCGCCCGTTCCCGACCCTGACAACAACTTCCTAGGCCAGTCGTGGATCACGCCGGCCATGGGGGATGTCGCCGCCGACGACGCGTCGACGGCACATAAGCGCGCGTTCTTCCAGAACGCCGCCACCCCGAACCTGGCGATCAAGTTTGACCCGTCGGTGACCAAAGAGCAGGTGCGCGAGTTCAAGCAGATCATCGACGACACGCACACCGGCGCGTGGAATGCCTACAAGACGTTGTATCTGGGCGGTGGCGCCGATCCGATGGTGATTGGCAAGGACTTCCGCGAGCTCGACTTTGCTGTCACGCAGGGCAAGGGTGAATCGCGGTTGGCCGCCGATGCCGGGGTGCCGCCGTCGTGGGTGGGGTTCTCCGAGGGTTTGCAGGGTTCGGCCCTGAACGCCGGGAACTTCACGGCGGCTCGGCGTCGGTTCGGTGACGGCACCATGCGGCATCTGTGGGCGAACGCCGCGGCGTCGCTTGAGCCGATCCTGGCGAAACCGGACTCGGGTGTGTCGCTGTGGTACTCCACCGAAGCAATCCCGTTCCTGCACGAGGACGCCAAAGACGCCTCAGAGATCCAGAACCAGCAGGCGCAGACGATCGCGCTGCTGGTCCGAGACGGGTTTACCGCCGAGTCGGCGATCGCCGCGGTGCAGAACAGCGATTGGAGCCTGTTGCAGCACACCGGATTGCTGAGTGTCCAGATGCAAGCGCCCGGCGAACAACCGCCGGCGAGCAACACAGGAGACGGTCATGGCTGACACGGTGAAGCCTGCACCGCTGTGTTACCGGGCGGTGGAGTTCCGCGCCGAGCAGCACGGCGACGGGCGCACCCTCGAAGGCTACGCGGCGGTGTTCGACACTCCCACGCGCATCGATTCGTGGGAAGGCCGATTCGATGAGGTGATCGCGCCGGGCGCGTTCAAACGCACGTTGAACGCGCGCAAACCGGTGTTGCAGTTCGACCACGGCAACGATGTACGCACCGGGTCGGTGCCGATCGGCACCATCGAGGACATCCGAGAGGACGAGCACGGGCTGTTCGTTCGGGCGCGGCTGTTCGACAACGCCGTGGTGGAGCCGATCCGGCAGGCCATCGAAGGCGGCGCCATCGACGGCATGTCGTTCCGGTTCCGCGTGGTGCGCGACGAGTGGCGCGATGCCGCCGGCGCGATCGTGAAGGATCGCGACGTGGGCGGCCTGCTGTTCGACCCCGGCGACCGGGGACCGTTGCAGCGGACCATCCGCGAAGTCCAGCTGTTCGAAGCCGGACCCGTGGTGTTCCCAGCGTATGAGGCGACCACGGTTGGCGTGCGCTCGATGCTGGCCAACCTGACCGCTGACGAGCGAGACGCGCTCGTGCGCGACCTCGCCCACGAACTACGGCGACCCACCGGCGAGCCCGACCAGACGGTCACCCCGCCGCAGGCTGCCGCCTCTCCCGAACCGGAACCGTTCCGCTCGGGATCGGAGCCCGCCAAGCCTGGCACCTCCGCACACGACATCGACAAGGAAGGGAACCGAACGATCATGGATCAGACCATGACCGTCGAAGAGCGGGGCGCGCGCCAGAGCGAGATCCGGGCGCGGCTCGCCGACATCGACACCGAGTGGAGCGGCGCCGCGCTGCCCGACGAGGTGCGATCCGAGTGGGACGCGCTCAACGCCGAGTACGACGAGCACGAGCGCGCCATCGCTGAGGACGCCGAGCGCAAGAACCGCATCCGGTCGCTGGCCGAGCGCGGCGGCGGTGCCGGTGACCGTCGGTTCGGCGAGCGCGTCGACAACTCCCGTGCTGGCTACGGAAACGGGCCGGCGGTGCACGTGCGCGCCGACAACATCTTCGACCTGTCGGAGATCCGCAACAAGGCGCGCAGCATCGATGAGCTGCCGCGGCTGTACCGCGACAACGCCATGCGGGCTGTTGAGTCGGCCCGATTCCCTGGTGTGCGGGACCGTGCCTCGGCGCAGGGGCAGGTGGAGCGGCTGCTCGATGGTGCCGACGACGAGTCGGGCACGCTAGCGCGCCGGATCCTGGTCACCGGTAGCCCGACCTATGACCGCGCGTTCGGTAAGGCCATGACGGCGCTGTCGACGAACGGTCTTACAGCGGAGGAACAGCGCGCGCTGTCGCTGGGCACCGGCTCGGGTGGTGGGTTCGCGGTTCCGTTCCAGCTGGACCCGACGGTGAGCCTGACCAGTAACGGGCAGGTTGATCCGATCCGCCAGATTGCTCGCGTCGAACAGATTGTGGGCAAGGAATGGCAGGGCGTGACCTCGGCCGGTATCACGGTGTCCCGTGCCGCGGAAGCTGCGGAAGCTGCCGACAATTCGCCGACGCTGGCCCAGCCCACGGTGAAGCCGACCCGCGTGCAGGGTTTCGTGCCGTTCTCGGTGGAGATCGACCAGGACTGGAACGCGATGCGTTCCGAGATCACGATGATGCTGGGCGAGGCCAAGGCCACGGAAGAGGCCACGTCGTTTGTCCTCGGTGACGGCACCGGCAACAACCCGTTCGGTGTGGTGACCACGCTGGCCAGTTCCAGCCACGTCCCCGCCGCCGGCGAGGGTATCGCCGTTGGCGACATCTACGCCGTGGAAGAGGCCTTGCCGCCGCGGTTCCGTGCCCGCGCGCAGTGGCTCGCCAACCGGTCGATCTACAACAAGGTTCGGCAGCTGGACACCGCGGGCGGCGCGAACCTGTGGGTTCGGCTGGACGCGGCGACGCCGCCGGAACTGATCGGCTACCCCGCGCACGAGGCGTCCGCCATGGACGGCACCATCAACCCGGCCGTGACCGAAACCAACCTGGTGCTGCTGTTCGGTGACTTCTCGAAGTTCCTGATCGTGGACCGGGTTGGTATGGACGTTGAGCTGATCCCGCACCTGTTCGGCGCCGCCAACCGATTCCCGACCGGGCAGCGCGGCATCTACGCGGTGTGGCGCAACAGCTCCAAGATCCTCGCCGACAACGCGTTCCGCCTGCTGAAGGTGACGACCTCCGCCACCTGATCGCGGCATACCGGAAGGGGCCCGCCCGCTGTGGTGGGCCCCTTCCGCTTGGGAAGGGGTACGCATGTCCGCAGACATCTACGTCGCCACCGAATCGGCTGTGCTGTTCGTTGGCGGGCAACAGTACGTGGTTCACAAGGGGCGCACCCGAGTGCGCGCCGGGCACCCGCTGCTGGCGCGAAACGCGCACCTGTTCGGCCCGTTGGGCGTCGACTACGACATCGAGCAGACCGCCGAGTCGGCGCCCGTCGAGCAGGCCACCGCCGCGCCGGGCGAGAAACGCGAACTGAGCAAGCCGGACCCGGCCGTGGTACGCGCGTGGGCGGCCGACAACAGCATCGACGTGCCAGCGCGCGGCAAGCTGCCCGCGTCGGTGATCGCCGATTACCTCGCCGCACACCAGGGGTGAGCCGTGGCCACGCTTGACGTGATCAGTCTGGATGAGGCCAAACAGGCGATCAACGGCACCGGCACCACGGCGGATGACACCGAGTTGTCGCTGTGGATCAGCGCGGTGTCGCAACGGCTCGACGAGCTCGTCGGCCCGGTCGTGGTGCGCACAATCACCGGGGAAGCCCACGACGGTGGTTTGTACGCGGTGCATCTGGCGCACGCCCCAATCACCTCGATCACGTCGGTCACGGAGTACGACAACGGCACCGAGCGCGTGTTGACCGCCGAGACCACAACGACACGGCCGACGGCCGGGTACGTGGCGGACCGCTACGAACCGAACCCGGCGCTGCTGTCGCGGCTGTTGCGGCGCCGCAGCAACGGCGCCGACACGAAGTTCGCACCCGGCCGCGGCAACGTCGTGGCGTCCTACACCGCGGGCCGATTCGCCGACACCGCCAGCGTCGAAAAGCGCTACAAACTCGCCGCGAACCTGATGCTGATCAACCTATGGCGGTCACAGCAGGCCAGCACCGGCGCGGTCGGCGAATATGACGTGCCCGCGTCCAACTTCCCGACGTTCGCGGTACCGCGGGCGGTGCGGGAAATGTTCTCTCGGGAGCTACAAGAACCGCGGGTGGTGGTGGCATGAGTACCGGCACCACGCTGCCCGCCGTTAAGCGCGCGATCGTCGACGCGCTCGCCGCGCGCCCTGGCATGGCCGGGGTGCAGGTGTCCTACGAAATGCCGCAGCGCGGCATCGCCGCCGAGTCGGTGTGGTTCGGGGAGGACACCGAAACCGAGACCGAAATCCCGGTCATGAAGGCCGGCACCAAGCACGTCGACGAAACGTATGCGCTGCCGCTGGTGGTGCAGGTGCTCGTCACCGACGGGCGCGACGCCGAAACCGCCGACCTGCGGGCCGCCGCGCTGCTCGCGCAGGTGCAGCAGTGCCTTGCCGTGCAGCCGCGGATCATTCCGGCGATTCAGTGGGCCGAAATGGCCGGGTGGGTGCACCACGTCGGCCCGATCGGCGATGGAACTTCCCGTGGTTCCCGATTCGATGTGTCGGTGCGCGTCCGTGCCCGGCTGTCCCCGTAGACCCGTTTCAGGAGTGAGCAATGCGCATCGTCTACATCGGCCCGTTCGTGGCGGTTGACGTGCCGTCGCTGGGCATCACCGCCGAGCGTGACGTGCCGATCGAAGTGCCCGACGGCGCCGCCGCGAAGTTGTTGGAGCAGTCGACCGTGTGGGCCGAAGCCAAGCCGCCGAAGCCCTCCAGCAAGACCCGATCGGAGGGTGAGTAATGGCCATCCCCAGTGGGCTCGACGCCCAGTTGATGACCGGCGAGGAAACCACCTATGGCACTGCGGTCACCGTTGACCGCGGCTACGAAATCCGCGCCGAGTCGCTGTCGCTGGAAGCCCAGCGCATCGAGTCCTCGGCGATCCGGCCGGGCAAGCGCGTGCTACGCACGGGCCGGTGGTTCCAGGGGCAGCGGTCGGTCGGCGGCGAGATCACGATGGAGCTCGGCACCGTCGGGTTTGGCCGGTGGTTCAAGCACGCGTTTGGCGCGGTGTCGACGTCTCAGCCCGACGCCACGAACGCGCCGACGGTCTACAAGCACACGTTCACCCCTGGCGCGCTGCCGCCCGGCATGACGATCCAGGTGGGACGCCCGGACACCGCGGGCACGGTGCAGCCGTTCACCTACACCGGGTGCAAGGTGGCGTCGTGGACGTTGTCGAGCGCCATCGGCGAAATCGTGACGTTCGCGCCGACCCTGCTGGGCCGCGATGAGACCACCGCGACCGCGCTGGCGACCGCCAGCTATCCGGCCAACCTGGACCTGCTCACGTTCGTTGAGGGCAGCCTCACGTTGGGCGGCACCGCATACGAAATGCGGTCGATCAACCTGCAGGGCACCAACGGACTCGCCGATGACCGGTACGTGCACGGCAGCAGGCTGCGGAATGAGCCGTTGGAGATCGGCGCCGAAGGGTCGCAGGCGCGCACCTACACCGGCACGATCGAAGGCGAGTTCCAGAGCCTCACCGCCTACAACCGGTTCGTCAGCGGTGATGAGGCTGAAATGGTGTTGCTGTTCGCCGGCGGCACCATCGCGGGCGCGTTGAATTACGAAGTGCGGATTACCGCGAATGTGCGGTTCGACGGCACCACGCCGAACGTGCCGGACGGCAACGTGATCATGCAGGCGTTGCCGATCAAGGCGATCGACAACGGCACCACGTCGATCCGGCTGGAGTACCAGACCACCGACGCGACGGTGTGAACCATGCCGGCGCGCATCGAGATCAAAGGCAGCGGCGATTTCCGGAAGGCCGCGGCCGAGCTGCGCGCCGCGGGCGATGGCCGGTTGCGCCGCGAGATGGGCCGCAACATGCAGGCCGCGGCGCGACCGGCGGTCAACGCCGCGCAGGACAACGTGCGGTCGCTCAACACCTCGGCGACCGGCCGCGGTGGTGGTGGGCAGCAGCGCCGCGAATACGCCATGTCGCGTACCCGGTCACGCACCGAGAAAGCCAAGCGCAAGGCGTTCGAGGGCCGCGGGTTGCGGGCCACGATCGCGCGTGCGGTGCGGTTGCAGATGTCCACTGGCGCCCGCTCGGCGTCGGTGCGCATCCGCACGCAAACCCGTTTCCTGCCCGAAGACCAACGCAAGTTGCCGCGGTACATGGACGACGGCCGGTGGCGGCACCCCGTGTTCGGCAACCGTGACCGGTGGGTGACACAAACCGCCACCCCGATCGCCTGGTTTGACCGGGCGATGCTGCGCCACGGCCCGAAAGTCCGCGACGGCGCACGCAAGGCCATCGACGACATCATCAGCAAGCTCGCGAAATGAGGACTGCATGAGCATCCGATTCAAGCTCGGCGAATCCGAGTGGATGTTGGACTTCGACACGATCAAAGTCGACGAGTCCATCGAGCTGTGCAAGCTCACCGGTTACAAGTGGGGCCAGCTGTGCAAGAACTTCGACAATATCGGCGAGCTCGACGCGCTCGCGGTGAAGGCGTTCTTCTGGCTGGCGCGCCGCAAGTCCGGCGAGAAGTTGGCGTTTGACGGTGAGGCCATGAACTTCACGTGGTCGCAGCTCCGGCTCGAACCCGTCATGGCCGTGAACACCGACCAGGACACCCAGCAGGCGCCGGACCCTACCCCAGCGACGTCGAAGACGTCGACGTCGCAGAAGAGGTAGCTCGCTACAAGCCGTGGTTTCTGCACCTGTGGCACATGCACCCGGCCGACGTCGGGCGGTTGACGCTGACCGACTTCTGGATGTGCGCCGACCTGGTGGACGAGCACCGACGCGCCCACAGCGAGGCGCCAGCACACGCTAGGGGGCGGTAATGGCAACACGCGACCTGGTGTTCACCGTCCTCGGCATCGACCGCGCCTCGCGCACCTTCGACAAAGTCGGGGATTCGGTCGACCGACTTGGGAAGCGCGCCACGCTCGCGCTTGCTGGCGTCACGGCAGGCTCGGCGACCGCGGGCGCCGCGGTGGCCGCCGCGGTCGGCGGGCTGCCGCTGGTGTTCGCCGCGTTCGGTGCCGCCGCGCTGCGCAACAACACCGCGGTGCGCTCATCGTTCGAGTCGCTGTCGAACACCGTGCAAGACGGGCTGATGTCCGATGCCGCGCCGCTTGAGGGCGCGTTCGTCGGCGCGGCCGAGCAGATCGGCGCCGCCTACGCCGAGCTGCGCCCGCAGTTCCGGGAAGCGTTCGCCGCATCCGCGCCGTACGTGACCGAGCTGACCGCCGGTGTAACGGACTTCGCGCGGAACGCCATGCCCGGCATGGTGTCCGCTGTCCGCTCTGCCGGTCCGGTCATCGACGGCATGAGCTCACTCATGGCGGACGCCGGGACCGGGGTCGGCGAATTCTTCGAAGTCATCGCGGCCGGATCGGACAACGCCGGACAGGGCATCGCCCACTTCGGACAGCTCATAGCCGGTGTCCTTCCCGAGGTCGGTGGGCTGATCGTCAACACCACGGACCTGTGGGCCGAGCACGGCGACGAAGTAGCCGACGTCGTTACCCGGATCATCGGCGTCATCAACGACATGTCCGGCAGTGCCCTGCCGGTGATGTCCGCCGCGGTCGGTGTCGCGCTCGACGTGCTGACCGGCGTTCTCAACGTTGTCGAGCCGCTGTCCGGCGTGCTCGGTCCGCTGATCGGCACGTGGCTGTCGCTGGCCGCGGCCATGCGCGGTATCCGGGCGGTGAGTGGTGTCGTCGCCGGTGTCACCACGTCCGTGATGCAGTTTGGGGAGCAGACGCGGCGCGCCGCCGGTGCCGGTGGGGTGGGCATGCTCACCCACGCCGGGCGCGGGCTGCTGGCCACGCTCGGTGGCCCGTTCGGTGCCGCGCTCGCCGCGGCGTCCGTCGCGCTGGCCATCTTCGGATCGGCATCGCAAAACGCCGAAGGTGACCAGCGGTCGCTGTCCTCAGCGCTGCGGGACTCGGCGGGCGCGTTCGATTCCAACGCGCGCGCCGCCATCATGCAGTCCGAGCAGTACCAGGACGTCGCCGATTCGGTTGAGGCTGCTGGGTTGACGCACGCCGAGTATGTCGACGCGCTGATCGCTGGCGGTCCGGCGCTGGACAGCTTGAAAGCGAAGCTGCAGGCCTACAACCAGACCGCCTTCGAGCAGCAGGGCACCTTCCAAGGCGTCCGCGGTTCCATGCAGGAGCAGTTCGAGGCGTCGACTGACTTGTTGCTGGCAACCGACGGGCTGCGCAGCACCGTGGTGGGCGCGATCGAAGAACAGCGGCAGTACGCCGAAGGTGTCGACCAGGCCGGATCTGCCATGCAGAACTCGGTACCGGGCGCGGAATCGCTGCGCGAAGCCATGGACACGCTTCAGAACTCCACTGCCGACACCGCAGACCGAGTCGATGCACTCAACACGGCATGGCGGCAGCTGTTCGGTATCGAGATCACGATGGAAGAGGCCGTCGCCGGTTTCGAAGAGGGCCTGGACAACCTCCGCGAATCCATGGAAGGCGTCCGGTCCGGGACTGCGAACTGGCATGCTGCGTTGTTCGCGGCCGACGGGCAGATCAACACCACCACTGAAGAGGGACGCGAGCTTCACTCCAACCTGATTGAGCAGGGCGACGAGTACCGGCGTCTGGCGCAGACCGCCTACGACACCGCCATTCGGCAAGGCCAGTCGCAGCAACAGGCCACTGATGCGGCGCGGACCGCTGTCGACCAGCGGCGCGCGCAGTTCATCGCCGAGGCGCAGCAGATGGGGTTCACCGCCGCGGAGGCTCAGCGGCTCGCCGACAAGTACTTCGGTATGCCCCGCGACATCCTGACCACGATCCGGGGCGACGTAACCCAGGCGTATGCCGCAGTCACTTCCTGGGAAAACTGGTTCCGGCCACGCAGTCGACAGACGATCTTCATCGAGACGCAGGTCAGCCGACAGATCGGCGGATACTTTACGCGTGAGGGATACCGCCGGGGTGCGGGCGGCACGTCCACCCGCGCCACCGGTGGGCCGGTCGCCTCGCAACGGCCGGTGCTGGTCGGCGAGCAAGGCCCCGAGCTGCTGGTGCCGTCCGGTCCGGGCCGGGTGCTACCGACGCACCAAACCCGCCAGCTGTTGGCGCAGTCCGCTCCCGAGCGTGAGCCGACGCCGCGCGCAACGGTCAACATCGGCACGTTCGTGGCGGCACCGCACCAGTCGCCCTACGACATCGCAGCTGATCTGGATTGGTTCGCACGTGGGGGTGGATAAATGGCCGCTGGTGACCTGATCACCACCGACGGACAAATCGAGTGGCGCGGCACCCTGCTGGGCGTCGACACCGCGTTCGGCCTGGTGCAGCTGGAAGGCTGGCAAGACCTTCCCGACATGCGCGACGGTGACGCCGAGCTCGCCAACGCCCACGGCTACCAGCCCGGCCAACTGCACTCCGATCGGCGGATCGTCACGCTGTCGTTCGAGCTCGGCGACCCGAACCCCGCGGCGTTCCGGGCCGCCGAGTCAACGTTGCGGCGCATCACCGCACCCGACGAAAACCCGGCCGAAGAACCCCTGGTGGTGCAGTGGCAGGGCATCAAAGCGATGGTGTGGGCGCGCTGTGTCCGCCGCTCGATCCCCACCCCTGTCGAGTACTCCTATGGGCTCACGCGCGGTGCGATCCAGTGGCGGGCGACCAACCCGCGGCTGCTGCACCTACCGCAGCAGTCCTTCACCACCAACCCGCCGGTGGCTGGTGGCGGTGGCCTGGTGTGGCCGCTGGTGTGGCCGCTGGTGTGGGGCTCGGCGCAGTCCGGCGGCGAGCTCGTCATCACCAACGATGGCAACGCGCACGCACAACCGGTGTGGCGTATCACCGGACCCTGTACGCGGCCGGTAATCCGCAATGTCGACACCGGCGCCGAGCTCGCGTTCGACGCCACCTACACGCTGCCCGCCGGCCAAACCCTGGTGCTGACCACGCAGGACAAATCAGTGTTGCTGTCCACCGGCGTGAGCCGCAGCAACCGGTTGGAGCGCCGGCAGTGGTTCACCCTGCCACCTGGCGACACCCGGGTCAGGTTCGAAACCTCCGACGGCACCGGGCAGCTCGAATGCCTTTACTACCACACGAGTTTCTGAGGGGGTTCCCGTGGCTGAACGCCATTCGTGGGCAGTGCAGCAGGTCGCCGGGGTCGGGCAACAGACCGTAGAAGATGGTCGCATCACGGTTGCTGCGCTGGCCACCCCGAGCGGGCAGATCACCTCCCGCACGGGGCTGTTCCCCGCGGCGGCCACGCCCGGCGCGGTGACCGCCACCAGCCCGACCGCGAATGGTTTCGTGCACGTCGCCCCGTTCCGGGCGGTGCTGCAGTCCAGCCGCGGCGGTGGCGCCTACATCCTGTGCCTGGACGCCATCAAGGACATCAACATCCTGGGCACCGCGCCCGCCGACGCCTCGAATCCGCGGCATGACCTGATCGTCGCCCAGCAGTCCGACGCGTATTTCGCCGACGCCAACAGCGACATGGTGGTGCGCCACATCGTCGGCACCCCCGCGGCAACCCCGACCGATCCGACCGTGACCGGCAGCCCGGACTACATCACGCTCGGCCGGATCGTGGTGCCCGCCAACGCCACCACCATCACCAACGCCGACATCCAGTCGTTCGACGTGGCGCGCACCGTCGCCGCCGGTGGCATCCTGCCCGTAACCGACGCCACCGCCCGCGCCGGTGTCGCCAGCCCTTACGCCGGACAAGCGGTCTACCGGCTGGACACCAAGCGCGTCGAAGTGCACGACGGCACCGACTGGCGGGTGCCGAGCATTCCGGTGGTGGCCGCCACGTCGGAGATCAGCAACCCGATCACCGGCCAGCTGATCATGCTGTCGTCGACGAACATCGTGCAACGCTGGACCGGCACGGCATGGGTAGATGCGTTCCCGATCGGCGGCACCACCAACGCCACCCGCCACGAAGCCCGCTACTACCGGTCGACAAGCCAGACCGCGCAGGGCATCCCCAATGCTGTCGATCAGCGGGTGCACCTGCCCGACGCCGATTACATTTCCGACGACGTGTCCGTGGCCGCAGTCGGCAACGGCACCGAATTCACCTTGAACCGCTCGGGGCTGTGGCACCTGGCGGCGAGCATCCGCTACGTCAGCTCGGCCTCGGCAGCGGAACGGGCGCTCGCGATCGGCGGTAGTCCAACAGCGAGCCGCTACGCGCAGGCCGCCAGCGACCAAACTGGCGAGCCGGCGAGCCTGAGCTGTTCGACGATTCGCAGGTTCAACGCGGGCGACAAGGTCAGCATGTGGGCGTACCAGAACACCGGCGCCACGCTGAACCTTGACCCGCTGGGCAACGGGCTGAACATGTCGCTGACGTGGCTGCGGGGGTGAATCGGTGGCGCTGCCGGTCTACACCTACGCCATCGCCGACCTGCGCACCAACACCCTGTTGGAAGAGATCCCACTGACGTCGGTGCGGTTCAACAAACCCCTGAACGGTAGCGGCCGGTTCAGTGCCACATGGAAGCTCGACGAGCGATCCGGGCATCTCAACCCGCACGACCTCACGATGCCCACCCGCCGCGTGATCTACGCGTTCCGGGACTCCCGCCCGATGTGGGGCGGGGTGATCTGGTCCCGCGCCTATGACTCCGAGCGCGACACGGTGGAGATCGGCGCGGGCGAGTTCTGGTCCTACTTCGACCACCGCAAGGTCCTGCCGTTGGTGCCCGCCAACCCGACGTTGACGACGGTGGCCGGGCTGTCCACCACCTACGACAACGTGGACCAAAACGAGATTGCCCGCCAGCTTGTCACCCAAGCGCAGGCGCACACCGGCGGTGACATCAAAATCGAGCTCGACACCACCGTGTCGAACACGCTGCGCGACCGCACCTACAACGGGTACGACCTGACCGACGTGGGCGAAGCTTTGCGCAACCTGGCGGGCGTCATCGACGGCCCCGACATGGTGTTCGACGTCATCCCCTCCGCCACCGGAGCGCCGCGGCGCATCCTGCGCATCGGCACACCGTGGCTCGGCCAACAGGGCTCGTCGCACGTGTGGGAGCTCGGCGGCAACGCCATCCGCTACACCTGGCCCACCGACGGCACCCGCATGGCCACCCGCGCCTACGCCACCGGCGAGGGCGTCGACCTCGGCACCCCGATCGCCGTGCACGAACAGCCCGAACGCTACGACCAGGGGTTCCCGCTGCTGGAAGTCGAGCACAACTACAGCGGCGCCGAAGGTGAGTCGACGTTGGCTGGCCACGCCGAAGCCGACCAGCAAGCCGCCCGCATGCCGGTCGTGCTGCCGACGATCGAGGTGCGCGGCGACATCCCACCGACCGCCGCCGACATCAACCGCGGCGACGACGGCTGGCTAGTCGTGCCCCCAGACCGGTTCCACCGCAACGGTTTCGAAGGCGCGGTGCGCGTGATCGACATGGAGTTCGCGCCGTCCATCGACGCCGAGCGCGTCACGCTGACGTTGGCGCCGCTGCTCGACGGTGTGGCCTAGGAGAGGAACATGGGGCAGGTCAACCAACCGTCCAACCTGTTGGACCGCATCAAGCGCGCCGAACAGCAAATCCAACGGCTCTGGAAATCGGTGGGGTTGGCGTCGGCCACCATCTCCAAAGGTGGGCTGACGCTGCTGCAGGACGCGTTTCTGCGGATGGTCGACGACAACGACACCGAGATTCTGTACTTCGGGCCGGGTGCCGACGGCAAACAGTACATGCGCATTCGCCGTGAAGACGGCAGCATGGTCATGGGCACCGGCCGAACGTCGGGCGGCAAAGACTTTTGGGCGTTGACCGATCGAACCGGGCGCATCCTGGTGTCCGACGATGCCGTGTCCGGTGTTGGCCTAGCTCGCCCGTGGCTTCCGATACCGCTCTACCCGATGTTCATCTCCGCTGGCGCGGTCGGCGACACCTACCCGTACGCGAACATCGACGCCGCCAAAATCGCCGCCGAGACTTTGCTGTGGGAAGGCCGCGCCTCGATCTCGCACCCGTGGATCAGCATCGAAGGCGTATGGGGCTCCGCGACCGGATCACCGACCACCACATACCGGCTGAAGGTTGGCGAAACGCAAGTCGGGTCGTGGACGGCGACGACTAACGAGGTCTCCCGCAAAGGACCGTTCGACGTGTCCGCCCAGGTCGGCAATGACTGGTCGCGAGTGCAGCTAACCGCAAGCGCGTCCGGCACCGGCTCATCCGCATGCCAGCCGCTCGGCTGCTACCTGCACCAGACCACGTGATCGGGGACGCAATGACCACCGAATCGCCTGCGGACGTCGCACTGCGGTACGTCCGCGACGAGCTGACCACCCTGCGAGCAACGATGCATGACGAGCTCGCCGCCGTGCGCGCGGACATCTCCGATCTGGCCGCCACGCTCCGCGGCCACATGGCCGAACAAGGACCACGCATTGCCGTGCTCGAACACCGCATCGGCGAGACCGAAAAAGACATCGCCGAAGTCAGGCACGCGTGCGAAGCCGATATCGCGGAGATCAAGCAAGCGCGCGAGGCCGACCGGTCGAAGCGGTGGACCTTGTGGATGGCCGTAGTGGCATCCGTCCTGTCCTTCATCGGGTCCCTCATCCTGCACTTCATGGGGAGTTGATCACATGGCCTGGCGCGTCGCGCGCAGCCTGGAAACCCTGCGCGCACAGTTCAATGCCGCGTACCCGAACCGCAGCAAGGCCAGCGACGGCGGCATCGGCGACGCCGCGCACGCATCCCGCTCGTCGGATCACAACCCGTGGCACGTCGTCGACGGCATCGGCGTGGTCACCGCCCGCGACTTCACCCACGACCCGGCCAACGGCATGGACATTGACCGGATCACCGACGAGCTCGCCGAGTCCCGCGATCCGCGGATCAAGTACCTGATCGCTAACGGGCTGATCCTCGACAGCCGACCGGGAAACAACCCGTGGAAGTGGATGCCCTACCGCGGCAGCAACCCGCACCGAAAGCACTTCCACATCAGCGTCAATCCGCACAACTGCGACGACGACCGCCCGTGGAACCTGCCCAGCTTCAACACCACCGCACCCGCGCACAACCAGGAGAATGACGTGTCCTACGACGACGCGAAGCGAGCGATTGTCGACGTGCTGTGGCGCGAACGCCACCAGTCCCGCGTGCCCGGCGCCGAGACGACGCTGAGCATCGCCGACGCCGCGCTGTGGGCCGACGCCTACGGCTACCAGAACCGCGCCCTGCTCGCCGCCCAGGCCGAGACGATCCGCACCCTGGCCGCCGCGGTCACCGGCAGCGCCTTCGACGCCGACGAGCTCATCGCCCGCATCCAGGAAACCGTCCGCCGCACCCTCGCCGACGCCACCGTCAACGTCGATGTGAACGTGCAGGGGGCCGACCGTGTCTGACCAGCTCACCGCGTGGTTGCGCACCGTCGTCCCGGCCGCCTGGTCCGCGCTCGTCGCGTACCTGGTCACCGCCGGAGCCCCCGAATGGCTCACCCAGCCACTCGGCGCCGCTGGTGACGTCCTGGTGGTGCCGGTCGTGCTCGGTGCCGTCTACGCGCTGCTGCGCGCCGTCGAGCCGCACTTGCCCGCGTGGCTGACTCGGCTGCTGCTGGGCTCGACCAAGCCGCCCGTTTACAGGCTGGACTCGCCCCCGGCCGCCGACTAGCCTTCCCGCTGCCCGGCCACGGCATCATCCCCCTTGACCGTGGCCGGGTCCAAGCAATCGCCCCCGCATCCTTCTGGTTCGCCGGTCGGATGCGGGGGCGATTTCGGTATTTCCGGGCTACACGGGCGGGGCGAGGCCGGGCAGGTAGCCCTTGCCTTTGCACTGTGGGCAGGTCCGCCACTCGGCCATGGTCATGCCGGTCTGCAGGTCCTCGGTGGCCTGCACGACGTAGAGCCGTGGTTCGCTGATCTTGCGAAGTCCGCCGCAGGTAAAGCACATTGCGTTCGGCCCGTGGTTGGCGGCGCTGTAGTCGTCGCCCTCATCCTGGTTCTGGTCTTGGTCGTCGTCCGCCATGTCGTCTACCTCATCACGCGGGCGGGCCGTAGCCACGCTGGCGGCCCGGTGTTTCGCGGCAGTGCGGGCACCGGGCGAGCGCCATCATGGTGGACACCTTGCCCGTCTGCATCGACATGAACTGGCGCGGCACCTGCACCTTGCCGGTGCCTTTGCAGCCTCGGCAGGTTGACCAATCGTCGCTGCGGTCCGGCATCGTTACCTCCCTACGCGGGCGGACTCTCCAGCTGACCAGAGCCGTCGCACGTGTTGCAGTCGACTTGGTCGACCTCCTCGCCTTCGCCCTTGTGGCGGGACTGGCGGCGCACTTCGACCGTCCCTTTGCCGTTGCAGGTCGGGCAGGTCCACAACATGGTAACGATCCTTCCACTGTCGGTGACCATACGGAAGCCGCCGACCTGGCCGCGCTGGCAGGTCGGCGGCTACCGTGTTGGCGGGTGGCTCTGCTAGTTGCCCGCCGCGTCGGCCAGGAGCGGCAATCTCCTGGTCGACGCACCTATCCGCATTTCGGGCAGACCGGCGGCCCGCCGCCTTGTGGCGGGATCATCGGCCCGCCGCAGTTCGGACACATCGGGTGCTCTACTCCTGTTCATTCGTGCACCTCCGTGCAGTCGTCGGTCGTGACCGCCTCGACCCAGAGGTGCAAGCGGTCGTGTTCGCGGGGGAAATCGCAGTACAGGGAGTCGCCCCGGGTGAGCACGTTGAGATTGGCGACGAGATCGTGTTGCAGGTGCCCGTCGTCGCCTACGTGGCCCTCGCCGCCCGCGGGCCCGATCAACCGCACCCGTTCGGGGTGTGCGTGCTCGCGGGTGGTCGCCGCGACCCACTCGGCAGCAGCTTCGGGATCGCGGAACACCGCGGCTGGCTGTTCGGCAAGCCGGTATTCACGCACGGAATGCCCAACCGCGTCACCGTCCCGAATCTCGACGTAGGCGTGCCAGTGCACGCCTCTGAACTTCCATTGGTCCGGGTCTCGCATGCTGCTACTCCCTGATCTGGTCGGGTATCACCCCCTTTGCCGGAGGCTGGTGCGATCGGTCGGCGCGCTATCGGGGCACGCGTCGACCGGGTTTTGGAACCGGCCGGCCGATGCGTCGGGGGCTACGCACCGACCGGCCGAACGACCCGATGCCGAAGTTCGGGGGCAGCGACATCGAGTCGGGTCTAGATCTGCTCCAGCCCAGCGAGGACTCGCCGCAGGGCGCCGGGGTGGCGGGCGAACTGCGCCGGGCTGGTCGGCAGACCGGTTTCGGCCAGTGGCAGAAGCCGGGTTTGTTCGGTGGCGAGCTCATCGCCGTCGGCAAGGTCGCCGCGGATCGTGACCTGCCGAAGGCGATGCCGACCGCCGCTGGTCTCGGATTCGACCCGTTCGATGAGCTGCCACACCGTCAACGCCCCAGGCCCGGCCCCGGCATGTTGCGCCTGCGGCAGGTAGTACGGCGACAGCAACAACGCCCCCAGACTGATTGCAAGAACGACACCCGCCACCCATGCCGCGATCACCGCTGCACCTCCGATAGGTCGATCACCAGCGGCACCGGCGCCGTGCCTTCGCCGCGCAGGGCAGCGGCCACTGTCGCGAGCTGCTCGCCGAGCTGCCGGATCTCGTCGCCGCTCCACATGCCGCGCTCGACGTCGTCGGCGGCGTAGCCGAGCATCAGCACGGTTGCGCGGATCATGCGCGCGATGTGGGCGTGCTCAGCGCTCACGCTCATCGCGCACCCGCCACCGGCGGCATGGGGCAGCGGGCGAGCTTGTGAGCCTGCGCGTTGCAGTCGGGGCAGGTTTCCCACAGCCACGCGAGCTCGGTGTTATCCGCGATCAGCTGATGACCGCAGAGCGTCTGAACGCACATGCCAGTCGGGTAGCCGCCGGTTGGCTTCGTGTCGATGCTCGCGTGCCGCGCGCCGTCGGCAGGGACCCATGAGCGTCGGCAGGGACCCATGAGAACGGAAGCGGGCGGTACGGCATGGTGTCCTCCCGAAGCGATAGGGTGGCCCGCGACTGGAACCGCGGTGCCAACTGGCACCAATAAGGATGTTCCACCGGTGCCAGTTGGCACAATGCACTGTTCAGGCGAACTCATCGCTACCCACGGTGCGGTTATCCTGTGGCACATGGCTGGCACCACACCCAAAGCAGTGGCGATCGGCTCCGAGCTCCGGCGTGCTCGCGAGGACGCTGGACTCAGCGCGCGTCAGCTTGCGGACAAGCTGGGCCTGTCCCACACGACCATCGGTCGTTGGGAGAAGGGCGAACGCTCACCACGGCCGGTTGACGTCGCTACCGTGCTCTCGGCCCTTGGCGCAGACAACGCGCTCCGTGAGGAGCTTGTAGAGCTGGCCCGCGATACCGACGGCCCACATTGGGTAGCCACCAGTCTGCCCGAGCAGCAACGCCAACTCGCAGCACTGCTGGAGATCGAGCGCGATGCAACCGCGATAACCGACGTCTCCGCCATGCTCATCCCTGGGCTGCTACAGACCGGGGACTACGCGCGGGCGATCATGGCCGCTGGCGGCATTCCCGACACCGATGTAGAGACCCGCGTCGCGGTTCGCCTCGGCCGACGGGACGCCATCACGCGAACCGATCGACCCGCCCGCCTGGTCGCGTTCGTCGATGAGAGCGCCCTATACCGCATGATCGGCGGCCACCAGGTGATGCGCGAGCAGCTGCGATGGCTGCTCCATGTCGCCAAGTGGCCCACGGTCGACCTGCGAGTAGTGCCAATGGCCGCGGGCTGGCATCCAGGTCTTGAGGGTGCTTTCGTCATCGTCGAGCGCGGCGGAGATAACGCACCAGTGGTGCAACTGGAAACACGGCGATCAGCCCTGTTCCTCCACGAAGCTGCCGACATCGCCGCTTGCCAAGAAGCGGCGACGAGGGCAGAAGAAGTTGCGATGAGCCCGGACGCCACATCCAGGCTCATCGCCGATGTGATCAACAGAATGGATGCACAACATGACGGTACAGCACGAGCCGGATAACTGGCGGAAGTCCAGTCGGTCGCAGAACGGCTCCGCCTGTGTCGAGATTGGACGCTTCGGCGACGGCGCTGCGGTGCGCGACACGAAGGACCGCGACGCCGGGTACTTCACCGCCAACCGTGAACAGTGGTCTGCGTTCATCGATGCGGTGAAGGCCGACAAGTTCGGAGCCTGACCCGACCCTACGCACAGCGAAGCGCCCCCGGCATGCCTGGTGCCGGGGGCGCTTCTCTTTTCGCCCTACCGTCGACGCGATCGCTTGGCCAGCAGGCGCGCCGCCCACAGGTAGACCGACATCCCTGCGACCATCACCGCGGCCACCAACCGACCGCGCATGCGCTTGCCTGCCATGCGGTCACCACCTCCAGTAGTAGCGGCCGTGCGCCGTCCACCTGGACGGGCCGTATTGGAAGATGTGGAACGCCATGCCCTTGTCTTTGGCGATGAACTGGTCGCGCCGCAGCTTTTCGCGCAGTACCCCGTCGTAATGGCCGTTGTCGTCGAGCCACCGCTCGAATTGCTTGATGCACCGCTGGTTCGAGTGGTACGGGTTCCAGCACGCGCCGGGCGGAAACCACAGCTGCTCGTGCCGGAACCGGATCACCGTGCCGCTCGACTCTTCCGTGATCGTGCCCTCGGCGATCAGGCACACGATCGACGTCGGCACCTGCCACGGCACGTAGTGCTGCCGCTCGCCGTCCGACGGGATCGGACGCTTGTTGGTGCAGTCGAGTCCGTCCCCGATCCACTCGGAGGTGACGCGCTGCCGGTAGTAGGTGCCGTTATCCGACCACCCGTCGAGTAGCACCCAACCGCCGGACACGATGAACCGCTCGGCCCCGTCGGGAGGCCACGCCGCCGGATCGCCCCACGCAACACGCGATTCGGTGCCGCTGGCCTGCGGCGTCCAGGTCCACTGATTGCGCCATCCGTTCTGGTCGTGCGGGGTGGAGTCCTCCGCCCAGAACTGGCCGGCGGTTCGCTCTCCGAGCATCGCGTAATCCGCGTACGTCTCGGTCGTTGCCGCGTCCGCCGGGACCGCGCAGCCGAGGACCAGGCCCACCACCAACGCAAGCCGGGCGATCATGACGCGCCGCCGACGCGGTGCGAAATGCGCACGCCCTCGTCCTCGCCGACCAGTCTCAGCCGGTAGGATGGGCACCGCCCCTCGTGACGTTCGCCCTGGCAGAACGGGCACGGTCTCATCCGGTCGCCGCCATCGCTGCGCCCGCAGTAACCGACCTCGCCGAACCGCTCGGTGATGTAGACGGTGACCGCCTGCCGCCCGCAGGTACACAGCTCTCCGAGCTGGGCGAGCCGCTCGCTCATCGCGTGCCCTCGAGCCAGCGGAGGACCAGCAGCCCGCCGGTGCCCATGGCGACGGCGAGGCTCCATCCGGCCACCGCCGCGATAACCCGCGCCTGATCGGCAGCCACGACGGCGAGCAGTGCGGCGCTCAACTTCGGGCCGTAGCTGAGCATAAGGGCGGCCACCATCACGGCGACCACGACGGCGTTGTACGCGACCGCCAGAACGGAGAGGACCATGCGGGGGAAAAGGCGCCTGTAGCGCGCCGCGGGGTGGGTGCAGTTACTCACTGTGCCGTCCAAAGCCTTGGTGGAAGGCACACCCGACTTTTCAGTCAAAGATAGTGCGGCGCTTACGCTCGTTGCCGACCAGGAATTACCAGGTCAGGCACACCGCTTGAGCGCACCATAGTGCGCGACTACCTGGACTGAACGAACTCCGCTACGGCGCCTGACCTGCGACTCAGCAGGTCAGGCGCCTTTTTTCGCCCACCCGGCGGAGTGGACGCGCACGCCTCGCGAGACCGGCCCCTTC